GGCCATTTTGATGTTCTTGGCACGCACGAAAATACTAACTTCCGCGTTACCAGTAGTTGCGCCCACTGCAGCTAGGTCTCCAAAACCTACAATATCTACAGTTGGCCATGTTCCAACAGGCGTGCGAATATCTGATGTTGTTGATAAAGATATCCACGGATAAGGGTACACAAAGGGTACCTTGATCATGCCTTGTTGTTGAGTTGATACATCCAAAAGGATGCGAGGTCTCTGCGAGTAAGTAATCAAATGCTTCTGACTAGTGATATCCACTACAGTGTTATTTAATCCACCACGTCTAACAGAGGCCATAATCATTCCAACATGAAACTTCGTAGCCTTAACATTGATTTCAATTTCGAAATCGCACTTAAACAAAGTGTAACTGTCAAGCTTCGCCATCACATCGGGACGATTTAGAAACCATTCCATTGGTTTAAAAGAAACGCTAAGTGGCATTCCAATAGCCCAGGAATAGGTTCCATAATAGAACTTTCTTTCCAAGAAAGTATCTAATTGGAGATGATCTGCAAACCCACTGTCAAAATGGGAATCGTATTCAGTCTCCTGACCTCCAGTATGAACCACAAGATTGGGTTCTTCTGAGAGGGGTTCTTCATCAGTCACTCCCTTCATGAGTAGTGGCTGTGAAATTGCTTGTTCGTCAGCATAAACGTGCTCTCTTGTACGACATTGGCGGGGAGCTCCGCACATTTCAATAATATATTGTTCAGTAATCATCATTACGATGTATGTGGGGATTAGCCAACATACAAAGAACCGCTGGTTAAGTCGGTCAAACCTAACAGAATTGGTAATCAAATAGCATCTCTGTTAAAATACTATTGTGCAGTTTAATGTCTTGCTGGACGGAGTTAGTACATTCCAAAATCCCATACTAGACAATAGTACCACTGATGCAAAGTGTCAAAAATGGTCCAGTAGTCGTGAAGACCGATACAACACCACACTAAAAAGAATGCAAATTCTTTCTTCGTGAAGAGTTCACCAGCTTCGACTTTGTCTAAAACGTATCTAGGATAATCCACGTACAAGTAACTCATCCATTCAATAGCCTTAAAGAAGGCTAGGAGGATGATTACTCCAGCATACGTGGCAAATTTTTCAATTCTATCAGCACCGGTCAGATTCCAAATCAAACCAAACACTGGAGAATAAAACAGGAATAACTTTAGGAGAAGGACGGGAATATTGAAAACCCAAAAATTCCAAACAGGCCAAAGATTGCATGTTTGTTCATAAAGGCTTTCAAGGGGTACAATAGAGAATCTATCTTCATCAGAAAGATATCTCATGTCGGAAGTGTTACTATGACAGAACGGGAAAATTCCATCAACACACTCCACAGGACTACACTCAGTTGGTCCTTCGTAGCTCCAAGTCATTGCAGAAACACCTGACATATTAAGAACAACTTCCTCTTCTTCAGTTTGATCAATATCACCTTGAGCAGACTCAGTTGTTGAGCACACCCATCCAAAGGTAGATTCCCAACCTAGGAAGTGCTTATCGATCATTTCATTAGCAATATCCGGATCTCCTCGCATGATCGGATCCACAATTGCTATGAACCTATCGAATTCTTCTTCACCATGTAAAGCCATCTCACGCCTTGCTGCTAGATAAGCATCAGCAGACTGTTTGGATTTTGTGCATTGAGCTCCATCAACCATTTTAATCAATGATTTGTAGATACTCTGTCTATCCAAAGGCATGACAATTCTGCCACATAGTTCACGAAACTTTCGCTTCAAGAAATCAAC